GATGAAATATTAGAAGAAAGTAAAACTTCAATTAAATGGAAGTATAATGGTAAAACCTTTTCTAAACCAAGACACGGTACAAGTGAAGTTTATAGAGCAAACGCTGATGGTGAAGAGCCGTCTGAAAAAAGACCTACAGTTTTAATGGATATTACTTTTAATGGATTTACTTATAAAGATATAGAAGTTGGTTTAGACGCAAGACCGAGATCAGGTTCAGATTTATTAATTAATAGAGATTTAATGCGACAGATGAATGTAAGTGTCAACCCTAATAGAACTTTCGTATTAAGTAAGAGACTAAGACCAGTTGACAAAGAAAACAACATTGACAAATAAGTCAATTTGTGTTATATTAAATAATAAGGAGAAATATTATGTCAGACGTGAAAATACTAAGACTATCTACAGGCGAAGATATTATCGCTAAAGTATCTAATGTAGATAATGAAAAAACAAAACTCAATAAAGCATTTGTGATTATACCTCATCAACAAGGGCCAGGTAAACCTGTTCAATTAATGATGACTTTGTATAGTCCATATTCTAAAAGTGATGACATAGAAGTTAAGTCTCAAAATGTAATTTCTATGGTTGATCCAAAAGATGAGATACTAAAATCTTATCAACAAAATACAAGCAGCATTTTAACAACGCCAGGTTTAATAACAGAAACTAAAATACCGAAGTTGTAATATGATAACTGTTTATTTTGTCCGTAATGGATCAAAAATAGCAGTTGACGTTCCTGAAGGAACAACTTTGATGGAAGCTGCTAGAGATTATTCAAAGACTGCTATACCAGAAATACCAGCAGATTGTTGTGGTAGTTGTGCTTGTGCCACTTGTCACGTACATATTGATGAAAGATTTTATGAGCCTATTCCTAAAGAAACGGCTGAAATAGAATTGTTAGAATACGAGCCTGAATATAAACCAAAACAAAGTAGGTTATCCTGTCAGATAACTCTAACACAAAAACATAATGGTTTAATAGCAACTTTATTAAAAGACTTATAGTATGAATTTTTATAAATCAGTAATTGAACACAAGGGTAAACTCCTTGTTAGAGGCATACACGGAGGCAAAGACTATAAAGAAAAAATAGACTTTGGTCCTACTTTATATGCTTTAACACAACAAGAAACTGAATATAAAAACTTACAAGGCCAGTATTTAAAACCAATCACATTTAAAGACATAGACTCTGCTCGTAGATTTAGACGAGATGTTGTAACTCAAAACTCACCTATTTACGGATTAGAAAGATACCATTATCAATATATTGGTAAGGAACATCCTGAAGATATACAATGGGACAAAGATTACATTAAGATAGTAACACTTGATATAGAAACGGCCTGTGAAAGTGGTTTTCCTGATGTAGAAAATCCTATTGAAGAACTACTTTGTATTACTGTTAAAAATCAATCTAACAAACAAATTATTACTTGGGGTGTTGGTGATTACAAAACAACTAGAACTGACTTAACATACATTAAATGTAAAAACGAAAATCAACTATTGTTTGAGTTTATGAAGTTTTGGATTAAGAACTATCCAGATGTTATTACTGGTTGGAATACAAAGTTTTTTGATTTACCTTACTTGATGAATAGAATTAAGATGATTGCTGGTGATAAGGTGGCCAATAAGATGTCGCCTTGGAACTTAATTCATAGGGAAGAAATAGTTGTAAGAGGTAGACCTCAAACAGTATATACTTTATATGGTATTACTAATTTAGATTACTTAGATTTATACAAATGGTTTATACCACAAAGGCAAGAGAGTTACAAACTTGACTTTATCGGTGAGTTAGAACTTGGCCGTGGTAAAGATGAAATGCCTTATGATACATTTAAAGAATGGTATACAAAAGACTTTCAATCATTTGTTGATTACAATATACAAGACGTAGAAATTGTTGATGGTTTAGAAGATAAACTAGGCCTAATTGACTTATCATTAACTGTTGCTTATGAAAGTAAAGTAAACTATGGTGATATATTTTCACAAGTTAGAGTATGGGATACTTTGATAGCAAACCATTTAATGAAAAAAAATATTTGTGTACCTCCAAGAGAAGAACATTTGAAGGAAACAAAGTATGAAGGCGCTTATGTAAAAGAGCCTCAACTTGGTCAACACAAATGGGTGGTGTCGTTTGATATTAACTCTCTATATCCTCATATTATCATACAGTATAATATTTCTCCAGAAAAGATTATAGGAGTTAAGTCGTCTGGTGTTTCAGTAAACAAGATGTTAAATCAATCTACACCACTCACACATTTAAAAACCGAAGGTGCTTGTATAACACCAAATGGTGCTTTGTTTAAAACAGACAATCAAGGTTTTTTGCCTGAAATGATGGAATCAATGTACAATGAACGTGTCATTTATAAAAAACGTATGTTGAAAGCAAAAAAACAATACGAAAGAACTAAAAATAAAGAACTTGTAAAAGAAATATCTCGTTGTCACAATATTCAATGGGCAAGAAAGATTGCCTTAAACTCAGCTTATGGTGCTGTAGGCAATCAATACTTTAGATATTATGATGTAAGACAGGCAAGTGCCATTACAACAGCAGGCCAATTTATTATTCGTTTTATTGAAGAAAAGGTAAATGAATATTTAAATAGAATATTAAAAACACACGATAAGATAGATTACATTGTGGCGTCTGATACAGATTCAATTTATGTTACACTTGATAAGTTAGTACAAAAAACTTGTGAGGGTAAAGATAATGAACAGATATGTAATTTTTTAAATAAAGTTGTAGATAGTAGAATAGAACCATTTTTAGAAAAGTGTTTTACTGAACTGGCTGATTATACAAATGCTTTTAAAAATTGTATGGTAATGAAACGAGAAGTTGTTGCTAACAAAGGTATTTGGGTGGCTAAAAAGAGATATATGTTAAATGTATTAGATGAGGAAGGCGTTAGACTAGCAGAACCTAAACTAAAGATTATGGGTATTGAAGCTGTTAAATCATCAACACCACAAGTTTGTAGAGGTAAGATTAAAGAGGCCATTAAGATTATAATGTCAAAAGAACAATCAGATTTACATACCTTTATTGCTGACTTTAAAAAAGAGTTTTTTCAAATGTCTGCTGAACAAATATCTTTTCCTAGAAGTTGTAATAATTTAAGAAAGTATAGACACGCTAGTGATGTGTTTATCAAAGGTACACCAATTCACGTTAAAGGTGCTTTGATTTATAATCATCAATTAAAACAATTTAAATTACAAAACAAGTATCCTTACATACAAGAGGGTGATAAAATTAAGTTTTTAAAACTATTAGAAGCCAATCCATTTAAGTTTGATGTTATTAGTTACATTACTAAACTACCAACCGAATTTAATTTACAAGAGTATATTGATTATGAAACACAATTTGAAAAGACATTTTTAGATCCTATGAGATTTATATTACAAGCGATCGGCTGGGAACACGAACAGAAAGCTAGTTTAGAGGCATTTTTTGGATGATGGATTTAATAATATTTTATTTAACTATTTTTTGGGCATTTAGATTTGGCCAAATACTAGCATTAAATCAAACAATAAGAGTGTGGCATTTATTGAGTGTTTATATGATATACAAGTTTATTATGATGAGTTATGGATATTAATAATATAAAAAAACAATATGGTGTGATATACGCTGATCCTCCTTGGTCTTTTAAAACTTTTTCTGATAAAGGTAAAGATAGAAGTCCTGAAAATCATTATAATGTAATGAGTTTAAAAGATATATGTAATTTACCTATAAACAAAATATCAAGTGACAATTCAGTATTATTAATGTGGGTTGTTGATCCTTTATTAGATAAGGCCTTTGAAGTAATAGAAGCTTGGGGGTTTAAATATAAAACTGTAGGTTTTACTTGGGCAAAAACAAATCAAAAAAGTATGGGCTTCTTTACAGGCCTAGGTTATTGGACTAGAAGTAATCCTGAAATGTGTTTATTAGCAACAAAAGGTAAACCAAAAAGAAAATCTAAAAGTGTAAAACAACTTGTGGTATCAGAAAGAGGTAGACATTCCGAAAAACCACTTTTACACAAACAAATAGAGTTGCTCGTGGATGGGCCGTATATAGAACTATTTGCTAGAAAAAAACCTTTTGATAATTGGGACTATTGGGGAAACGAAGTATGACATTGACATTATCATTATTATATGTTATATTATGTTATCTACCTATATTAATTTTATTATGGAAATGGAACAAAGAAAAACCTTAACAAAAGAACAGGCCTTATATTGTGCTAATATATTCAACGACTACTTTAGTCAGTTTGATAGAATAGACCAATATATGAGAGATCAAAAGTTATCTCAATTAGAAACAAATAATTCAGCTGGCACATTATTTGAAGATGGTCCTGAAGAAGACTTATTTAATAATAATGATATGTCACCTGAAGAAATGAACTTTGAAATTAAAGTTATTGTTAATGAAAGATTTGATAAACTTTTAAATATGGTTTCTTCACATACCAATATGTCTAGTGTGCCTGGCAAGAACTTAAAAATTGTAGTTATGGAAACCAACACACAAAAGATAGTTGGTTTTATTAGACTATCATCTCCAGTTATTAATATGAAACCTCGTAATGAACTATTAGGTCAAGTACCAGATTTAAAACCATTTAATAAAACTTCTATAATGGGTTTTGTAATTGTGCCTGTACAACCATTTGGTTTTAATTATTTGGGTGGTAAATTATTAGCGGCAGTTTGTTGTTCACACGAAGTTAGAGAAATGATGAATAGTAAATATGATATGAACTTGGCCTTATTTGAAACAACATCTTTATATGGTAATAGTAAATCATCAAGTCAATATGATGGTATGAAACCATTTTTAAGATATAAAGGTCTAACTGATAGTGACTTTATACCCTTAATACACGGTAAACCTTACCACGATTTAGTTAACTTTGTAGAAAACAATGTAGGCAAATTAGTTAAAGATGACGCCTCTAGTAAAAAATTAAAACTTACAACGGCCATTTTAGGTTTAGTAAAAAGAAGTTTAGACGGTACAGATTTAGATAAGTTTAATATAACTATTAATAATGCTAAAAAATTGACAGAAAAAAAAAGATACTATACTTGTAATTTTGGAATAAAGAACTATATTGATATTGTAAATGGTAAAACAAATGAAATAGTAAAAGATGAAAATTACGATAAACATAACCTAAATAATATTATAGAATGGTGGAAAAATAAAGCAACCAACCGTTATAATAATTTAAAAAATGAAAATCGTTTGAGAAAAGAGCTTGAAATATGGTCGCCCACAGCACAAATACAAATTATCAGATGATAACAAAAGATTCATATAAAGATTTAAAAGAGTATTGGGACTACCAAAGAAAAGTCCAATTTAATAAAGAACTTGTATTTTCTATGGCAGACGAATTTGAGGGTCGTGTCTATAACGAGTTTGGTATGGTTGATATAAAACAAATGAAAGAGTTATTATGGACAAGAGTTAAACCTGAAGATTACGAAGAGCCGAGAAAAGGTTGGATTCCTGAAGATCCAAAATTAAGATTTGAAGATGAAGGTTCAGCTTATATGCCACCAGCAAATAAAGTAACTAAAACAAAAGGCAGACCTGTTGTTTTAAGAGCTAAAGATGGTTGGGAAAGTGTTTTTGATGATGAAGAAGATATTAGTAATAGATAATATAGTTAACGAAGTAGAACAATCTTACATAAAAAAATATATGTTTGACCATTGTAAGTGGTCATTTATACAAGACGTTTCATTAGAAAATAATCTACATCAAAGAAGGCCTGGATTTAAAGTGATGTTTGATAGAGATAAATTAAACGACATTATATACAATATAGTTTTAAATACTAGAAAAAAATTAAAATTAAAACCTTTATATGATAGAGAAAAATTGTTAGAGGCCAGATCATTTTTACAATTACCACTTAACAAAGATTACATAGGCGAGGGTGTTGATACACCACATTTAGATAGAACAGAACCACATTTGGTTTTTTTATATTATGTAAATGATAGTGACGGTGATACTGTGATATACAATTACAAAAGTAAATCATCTACAGACATACCATATTTTGAAGACGTAAAAGAACTAAAAAGAATAACACCAAAACAAGGTAGGGTTGTAATCTTTGATGGTTTGTATTGGCATACTGCTGAACAACCTACTAAAGACATAAGGTGTATAATTAATTTTAATATTGCTAATGGAAATAATGATATATAGTAAGGGTAAAATTGTAGAACGATACCACTTTAAACCACAGGAGCTTGACAAAATTAAAGATTTCTGTTATAATAATAACATCAAGTGGTACATATTAAAATATAGTGAAAAGGAGATAATGGAATATGAGCAATTTTCTAAAGGACATAATTAAAGAAACAGGTAATGAATACGCTACACTTGTTAGTGAAGGCATTGATAGTGCTGACGTAACAAGTTTTATAGATACAGGCTCGTATTCTTTTAACGCTTTGTTATCAGGCAGTATCTATGGTGGTATGCCTGGAAATAAAATTACAGCAATCGCTGGTGAGGCCGCTACAGGTAAAACTTTCTTTGCTTTAGGTATCTGTAAACATTTTTTAGATACAGACAAAGACGCTGGTGTAATCTATTTTGAATCAGAAAGTGCCATCTCAAAAGAGATGATAGTTAATAGAGGAGTTGATTCTACTAGAATGGTAATTGTACCAGTTGCCACAGTACAAGAGTTTAGAAATCAATCAATTAAAATTATAGACAAATATTTGGAACAACCAGAGGATAAAAGAAAACCTTTGATGTTCGTACTAGACAGTTTAGGAATGTTATCTACCACAAAAGAAATGGAAGATACAGCCGCTGGTAAAGAAACAAGAGATATGACTAGATCACAAATAGTCAAATCAACATTTAGAGTTTTAACATTGAAACTTGGTAAAGCAAACATACCAATGATAATGACAAATCATACTTATGATGTTATAGGTTCAATGTTTCCTCAAAAAGAAATGGGCGGTGGTTCAGGTTTGAAGTATGCCGCTTCATCAATCATCTACCTAGGTAAAAGAAAAGAAAAAGACGGTACCGAAGTAGTTGGTAATATCATACATTGTAAAAATTATAAGTCAAGGTTAACAAAAGAAAATGCTCAAATAGATGTAAGACTAACATACAAACAAGGACTTGATAAGTATTATGGCTTATTAGAACTTGGAGAGGCAGCAGGTATATTTAAAAAAGTATCTACAAGATATGAAATGCCTGATGGTTCAAAAGTATTTGGTAAAAACATCAATGAAGAACCTGAAAAATATTTTACAAAGGATGTGTTAGACAAGATTGATGAATATGCCAAAAGAAAATTCAGCTACGGATCAGACGAACAATAAAAAAAGATACGTTTTTGTTCAAAAAGAAGGTGACGATTTTACTTGTATAAAAATTGTTGAAGGTAAGTTTGAAAACGTTATCTATAAGTATGGTAAAGTTGGATTTGCCAAAGATGAAAATCCAGACGGAACGTTGCCTATGAAGTTTGATTATGATATACTATCTAATCCAAATAAGGCGG